ATTCCCTGGCATAGACATTGATAATATATCAGAAGGTAAAATTTTATCAGAATTAACGTGGGATGAAGACGTAGTATCTTGAAAACTTAATACTATTTCATAAATAACACATTTAAAAATGTATAAATAGTGATAGAGGGTTATATCCTTATCACTATTTTTTTTATTTGTGGAGAATTTATGATTGTTCAGAACCTAAAAGTTGGTCTTGCTTCAACTTTTCATATCAGTAATATCCTTGAAAAAAGAATTGTATCACATCGTAAATATGAATGGGTGTTAAGTTCATTCTTAAACAAATCGGCGGAATAAAATGGCAAACCCAATATCAAGAGATACATTAATAGAATATTGCTTACGAAGACTTGGGGCCCCAGTTATCGAAATTAATGTTGACGAAGAACAAGTATCAGATCGTATAGATGATGCATTACAGTTTTATCAAGAATATCATTCTGATGCTGTACAAAAAGTTTATTTAAAACATTTACTAACACCTACCGATATAGTAAACCAATATATTCCAGTAACAGATGCAACTATATCTGTGAGTAGAGTATTACCAATTTCTAGTTCACTGTCATCAAGTAGTATGTTCAGTGCAAAATATCAAATGTATTTAAATGACTTATATAATTTAAATTATATGGGATCACTTACAAATTACGTTCAAACAATGCAATACATGTCACTGATAGATACTATCATTAGTGGTTCCGGCACTGAGATTGTACAATTCAATCGCCATACAAATAAATTACATCTTAGAATGGATTGGTCTAATGTTATATCAGGGCAATATATTATTGTTGAAGGTTATCAAATTATCGATCCTGAAACATACACAGATGTGTACAATGATATGTTTCTCAAACAGTACGCAACTGCATTGATTAAAAACCAATGGGGTGCAAACTTAATTAAATTTGAAGGTATGGTACTTCCTGGTGGTGTAACATTAAATGGTCGTCAAATGTTTGATGATTCAAATGTTGAGATCGCACAAATACGAGAAGCCATGCAACTTGCATATGAGATGCCTCCAATGATGATGGTGGGATAATAAAAAATGGCAACTAGTGTATATTTTTCCCAAAATGTAAAATCAGAGCAATTCTTATACGAAGACATTGTTATTGAGTCTTTAAAGATGTACGGGCAAGATGTTATGTACATGCCAAGAGAGATGACCAGGGATAGATTATTAAATGAAGTAATTGAAAGTCGTTTCACTGATGCATACAGTATTGAAATGTATATTGAAGACGTACAAGGTTTTGGTGGTGATGGTGCATTGATGTCTAAGTTTGGTTTAGAGATGCGTGATCAGGCTACATTTATTGTTGCTCGACGTAGTTGGGAAAATTTAATTGGACTTTTTAATAATAATATATCTAATCGAAGGCCAATGGAAGGAGATTTATTATATCACCCATTAACACAATCGTTCTTCGAAATAAAATTTGTTGAACATGAACAACCATTTTATCAACTGTCTAATTTAACTGTATATAAATTACAGTGTGAATTATTTGAATATAGTAATGAAGTTATTAATACTGGTGATCCAGATATTGATAATTTGCAAAGGGTAGATGCTAATTCCACTATCATATTAGTAGATAGTGGAATTAATAATGGTATAGAATATATTATAGGTGAAACTATAACTCAAGAATTTTCAGAGTTCTCAATAACTGCTGAATTACTTAATATAGAATATATAAATGTTTTACAAAGAAAGATTTCGGTATCTAACATACAGACTTCTGACGGCCAATATCATGAATTTTTATCTGGATCTAGAATAGTCGGAACAGAGTCTGAAGCTAGTTGGAATGCTGTGACAATATATGACATATCAAACCAATATGTTGATAATACATTTATTGATAGTGGACAAGCACAGAACAGAGAATTTGAATTGTTGGCAAATGATTATGTAGACTTTAGTGAGAATAACCCATTTGGGGATCCAAGTCAAACATTTGGGCTTGTGTCGTATTCTTCAAATATACCAACAGCATTAAAACGAATGGATAGTTCAACTCACACAGTAGATTCTATAACTACGATGGATCAACTTTAAGGATACATAATAAATGGCACAATTAATAGTTAATACAGGTACAATTGCAAATGATGGTACAGGGGACACTCTCCGTGGTGCTGCAATTAAAATCAATACTAATTTCACTGAAATATATACAACGGTTGGTGCTACAGTAAATATCGTAGAGTTAAAATCAATTGTTGCAAATTCCACTGATTTTGTAGACTTCCAGTCTAGAATTGCTGCATTATAAGGAATATTTAATGTTTGGTGATCACTTCTATCATGCCACAGTACGAAGATTCGTTGCTGTATTTGGCACATTGTTTAATGATATTTCTATTATTAGAAAAGATTCTACAGGTGCAGTTAAATCTATTATACGAGTTCCTTTAGCATATGGCCCAAAAGAAAAATTCCTTGCCAGAATGGACGAAGAACCAGATTTAAGCATCCGAAGTGCTATTAAACTTCCAAGGATGTCTTTTGAAATTCTTAACATTTCATATGATACTCAAAGTAAGTTAAATCGTAATAATAAAATTCAAATTGGAGATAAATTATATTATACATTTGCACCATATAATATAAGTATTAACCTTTCTATTATAGCAAAGAATCAAGATGATGCATTGCAAATCATTGAACAGATTATCCCATATTTTCAACCAGAATATACTGTGACAATTAAAGAAGGTGTATCAGATACATTGAAAACAGATATACCAATCACATTATCTACAATTGATATGCAAGAAGATTATGAAGGCGATTTTATGAGTCGTCGTGCAATAATATATACATTATCATTTGATGCAAAGGTTAGGTTCTATGGCCCCGAACGTAACTCTAAACAAATTAAAACTGTTATTGTCAACACGTTCGATACAGATAATGTATTAAAAGGATATGAACAACAAACTAATAGTATCAATCCAACACAATCAAAATCTTCAGAAGAGTATACTATTATACAAGAGATAAATTTTTTAGATGATCCTAAACGTGCTGTGATAAACCTTCAGTCTTATGAATATGGTGGTAATGGTCAAACATATGTTTTGGTTGAACAAGTTATAGGTACAACTTCAGGAGCAATTGGTGTAGTACAAGAATATACTGTTGGTTCTCAATTAGTTATTGCCGTTACAAGTGATATTAATTTTATTCCAAATGAATTGGTTGTTGGTTCTATATCTGGAGCACAATGGGTATCAAAAGATTTTACTTTAGCTAAAGGGTATTAATATATTATGAGTACAATAAAGTCAGCAGAATTGCTAGACAAAATGGTTCAACACCTCCCAGTAAAAGATTCTAGGGATAATAAATTATCAACAAAACAAAATCTTGTAGAACAAGATGTAGATTCAGATTACGAATACTCAAGGAATACATACAAAACATTAGTAGATAAAGGGCAAATTGCAATTGACAGCATGATGGAACTTGCACTTCAAAGTGATCACCCTCGTGCATTTGAAGTTCTTGGTAATATGATGAAAAATGTTTCTGATATGACTGATAAAATTATGGTGTTACATAAAACTACTGATGCTATTAAAGGCACTGGTAAAAACAAGGGTCCATCGGCAGATGGACTTTCTGTAACTAACAACAATGTCTTTGTCGGATCTACAACCGATCTGCAAAAATTTATTATATCTCAACAACAAAAACCAATTACCGTAGATATAAAAGATTCTGAGGACAAATAATGTCTAAAATGAATTTAGTCAATAATGACTATGGGTATCTTGGCAATCCAAACGTTAAACGTGATGGCGTACAGCAAGTATTCACAAACGAAGAGTTTCAAGAATATGTAAAATGTATGTCTGATCTACCGTACTTTGCAAGAAAGTATGTTAAAGTTATTAATCTTGATGAAGGTTTAGTACCATTCAATTTATATCCATATCAAGAACAGATGTTTGACCATTTTATTAATAATCGGTTTTCAATTGTTCTTGCGTGTAGGCAATCTGGTAAATCAATTTCATCTGTAATATATTTGTTATGGTATGCTATATTTAAACCCGACCAAACAATCGTTATCCTTGCAAACAAAGGTGCAACATCTCAAGAAATGTTATCAAGGGTGACACTTGCACTTGAAAATCTCCCTTTCTTTTTACAGCCAGGAACTAAATCTTTAAATAGGCGTAATATTGATTTCTCAAATAATTCTAGGATAATTTCATCTGGTACATCTGGATCTTCTATTCGAGGGTTATCTGTTAATTTGCTTTTCCTTGATGAGTTTGCATTTGTTGATAACGATGCCAAATTTTATACTTCTACATATCCAGTAGTTACATCTGGTAAATCAACCAGAGTTATTATTACTTCTACTGCAAATGGTATAGGTAATGTATTTCATAAATTATGGGAAGGTTCAGTACAAAATACAAATGATTATAAACCGTTCAGGGTAGATTGGTGGGATGTTCCAGGAAGAGATGCAGAGTGGAAAAGGTTAACCATATCAAATACTTCAGAACTACAATTTCAGCAAGAATTTGGCAATACGTTTCATGGGTCTGGTAATACATTAATCTCTGCTAATGTTTTATTATCGTTGAAGGCCCATGCACCCATACTTGAACAAAATAATGTTAAAGTATATGATAAACCAAATCAAGATTGTCAATATTTAATGTTTGTTGATGTTGCAAAGGGTCGTGGGCAAGATTATTCTACATTTAACATAATTGACATTAGTTCTCGGCCATTTAAACAAGTTTGTGTGTTTAGAGATAATATGATATCTCCATTGTTATTCCCAGATATTATATACAAATGGGCAAATTATTTCAATAAGGCATATGTTATCATAGAAAATAATGATGCTGGAGTAGTAGTATGCAATGGGTTATACTATGACCTTGAATATGAAGAAATGTTTTTAGAGTCTGTAGTTAAATCTGGTGGTATCGGTGTGACCATGACTAAAAAAGTTAAACGAATTGGATGTTCCAATATTAAAGATTTAATTGAACAACATAAAATAGAAATTGTTGATGCAGATACTATTATAGAAATGTCTACTTTTATTGCTAAAGGTGCGTCATATGAAGCAAACGATAATAGTCACGATGACTTAATGATGAACTTTGTTTTATTTGGTTGGTATGCAACAACTCAAATGTTTATTAATGAAACTGATATTAATGTCCGGAAATTGCTATTTGATGAGAGGTCAAGAGCCATTGAGGATGAGGTATTACCATTCGGTATAGTATCAAACCCGCAAATAATTGAACCAATTGGAGAATATTATGCCGGGGATAGATGGATAACTGTAGAAAATACTTAATAAATGTATAAATATAGAAAAGTATAAATATAAGTAGTGATTTAAACCGTATTATGTATTACTCTTATAAACCCATTGCAAAGGAAACCGATTATGGCTTTTCAAGTATCTCCAGGCGTCGAAGTCAAAGAAGTTGACTTGACAAACGTCGTTCCGGCAATATCTACCTCTATTGGTGGTATCGCTGGTTCGTTCAATTGGGGCCCCGTTGACCAAATTACAACTCTTAGTTCTGAAAAAGAATTAGCATCTATATTTGGTAAACCGGACTCTAACACATTCCCATATTTTATGTCTGCTGCTGCATTCTTGAAATATGGAAGCACTCTAAAAGTAGTTCGTGCGGCCTCAGGGCATACAAATGCTACTGCCGGTGGCGCAGGCCTATTGATTAAAAACCGTGACGACTACGAATCAATTACAACAAGTGGTTCTGGTACATTTGGTGCAAAATATCCTGGCATTTTAGGTAACTCTATTGACGTTATAATATGTCCAGCTGATGCAACTGCATGGGCAGCATTTAATAATTCATACAACGGTGTATCGTATGACTATTCTTCTGGATTTGATTCTATCCCAGGCACTTCAACTTATGCTGATGGTGTTGGTTCAAGTAAAGATGAGATGCATATCGTAATAGTTGATAGCAATGGTGCATGGACAGGAACTCCTGGAACTGTACTAGAAAAATTTGTTGGTGTCTCTCAAGGTTCTGATGCTAAAAAAACTGATGGTACAAGTAATTATTATGTCGATGTAGTGAATGGTAGCTCCCAATATATTTGGTGGTTAGACCATGCAGTATCTTTAACCGACTCTGGTGATACATGTGTTCAAGTTGGTGATTTTGCTACTGGTACAAGTATAATAACATCTATCTTATCTGGTGGTACAGATGATAACGCCCCTACAACCGGAGAAATATTTACTGGTTTTGGATTATTTGCTGACCCAGATACAGTAGATGTAAATCTATTAATTTCTGGTCCAATCCCAAGTGGTGCTACTGGTGTATCTTTATCTAATGATTTAATTAGCCTTGCAGAAGCTCGCAAAGATGTGGTAGTATTTCTATCACCCCCAATCGATGCAACCGTAGGAACAAGTACTCCAGTTTCAGATGTAAAAACCCATGTCGACCAATTAACATCAAGTTCATATGCAGTAATGGATTCAACCGCATTGAAAGTTTACGACAAGTATTCTGACGTTTTCCGTTGGATTCCTGGTTGTGGCCATACTGCTGGTTTATGTGCTAAGACTGATTCTACTAATGATCCTTGGTTCTCTCCTGCTGGTTACAATCGTGGTCAATTACTTGGTATTACCAAGTTGGCACATAATCCATCTAAATCAGATCGTGATACATTGTACAAAGCTCGTATTAACCCAATTGTTTCCTTTCCAGGCGATGGTATAGTGTTGTTTGGTGACAAGACTATGCTTTCTAAACCAAGTGCATTTGATCGTATCAATGTACGCCGTTTGTTTATCATCCTTGAAAAATCAATTTCAACCGCATCTAGATATCAACTGTTTGAATTTAACGATCAGTTTACTCGTGCAATGTTTAAAAACATGGTCGAACCATTCCTACGTGACATAAAAGGTCGTCGTGGAGTTACGGATTTCTTGGTCGTTTGTGATACTACAAACAATACCGGCGAAGTTATTGACAAGAATGAATTCGTTGCAGATATCTACATCAAACCAGCTCGTTCAATTAACTTTATCTCTCTTAACTTTATTGCCACTCGTACTGGTGTAGAGTTCTCTGAGATTGTTGGTTTAACTGCTGCTTAATTAATAAAGGATAACTAAAATGGCAACTTTAAGCGTAGATGATTTCAAAGCAAAACTTATCGGTGGTGGTGCTCGTCCAAACCTATTCCAAGCAACTTTAAATTTCCCTGGTTATGCAGCTGGAAATGTTGAACTTGCTGCGTTTATGTGTAAAGGCGCACAATTACCAGGCAGTACAATCTCTCCAATACCTGTTCCGTTTCGTGGTCGTCAACTGCAACTTGCAGGGGATCGTACATTCGAACCTTGGACAGTTACAATTGTAAATGATACCGGCATGGAAATTCGTAATGCAATGGAAAGATGGATGAACGGTATTAACTCTCATACAGAAAATACTGGCCTTTCAAACCCTATTGATTACATTGCAGACATGGTTGTAGAACAATATGACAAAGCTGGAAATGTTACTAAACGCTATGATATGCGTGGTGTATGGCCATCAATGATTTCATCGATTGAATTATCTTATGAAAGTAATGATCAAATCGAAGAGTTTACAGTTGAGTTCCAAATTGCATATTGGGAATCAAATACTACTAGTTAAAAACTTGTATAAGTAATAGTGGGGATTGGTAAAACTATCCCCTCTATTATATTATAAAGTATAGGGATTAAAATGGAATTATTTGGATTTGAATTAAAACGAAAATATCAAGAAACGGAAGATAATAAAAAAATATCTTTTGTTCCTAAAGAAGATGAAGATGGCAGTGGTGCTATTGCTGCCGGTGGTCATTTTGGATCCTATGTAGATCTTGACGGCACAACTGCCAAAAGTGATGCAGATTTAATTTTAAAGTATAGACAACTTGCAGAACAACCAGAGTGTGATGCTGCGATTGAAGATATTGTCAACGAATCTATCGTTTCTGATGAGGACTCATCTCCTGTTGATATCATCATGGATGACTTAGAACAACCAGATAAAGTTAAAAAACTAATCAAAGAATCTTTTGATGAAGTAACTTCATTGTTAAATTTTAATCAAACTGGGCATGATACTTTTCGTAAATGGTATGTAGATGGGCGACTATTCTATCATATTATTGTAGATGAAAAAAATATTAAAAAAGGTATCCTAGAATTACGTCCAATAGATCCAACTAAAATTCGAAAAGTACGTGAAGTCAAAAAAGACAAACGTGATATGGCGACAGGTTCAGCATTAATTACAAGTACAGATGAATATTTTATATATCAAGACCAAAGTATGGGCAAGAGTGGTTCTGGTTTGAAAATCAGTAAAGATGCTATATGTTATGTAACATCTGGTTTGTTGGATTCTAGTAGAAAACGAGTCCTTTCGTATTTACAGAAAGCGATGAAGCCTATTAACCAATTACGGATGATGGAAGACTCATTAGTTATCTATCGTTTGGCTCGTGCCCCAGAACGTCGTATTTTTTATATTGACGTAGGTAATCTACCAAGAGGTAAAGCAGAAGAATATTTACGTTCTGTCATGTCTCAATATCGTAACAAGTTAGTATACGATGCAAATACTGGTGAGATTAAAGATGACCGTAAACATATGTCTATGTTGGAAGATTTTTGGCTACCAAGGCGTGAAGGTGGCCGTGGTACAGAAATTACCTCATTGCCTGGTGGAGAAAATTTAGGTCAAATTGATGACGTAGTATTCTTCCAAAAGAAAGTATATAGATCACTAAATGTTCCTGTAGGTCGTTTAGAAACTGAAGGCGGGTTTTCCCTCGGGAGATCTTCAGAAATTACTCGTGATGAATTAAAATTCCAAAAATTTATTAATCGTTTACGTAAACGGTTTTCTAATTTATTCATGGAATTATTAAAAACCCAATTAATATTAAAGGGTATTATCAATAATGATGACTGGGCTGAACTCAGAGATAATATTAATATAGATTTCTTAAAAGATAATCATTTTTCTGAGTTGAAAGACTCTGAGATGTTGCGTGAAAGGTTAAACACAGTTCAGTTGATGGAAAATTATGTTGGGCAGTATTTTTCTCGTGCATGGATACGTCGTAACGTATTACGAATGAGTGATGAAGATGTTGAACAGATGGAAGAAGAGATGGAAGAAGAAAAAGAAGAATCGCCAGAAAATGTGAACATTTCTCCTGGGCAAGATATGTCAGTTCAAGGTGAAGAAGAACCACCAGAAGAGGAAGTGGACCTAAATCAAAAGTGAAGAATCTATTTTGTATAAATAGATTAACTAGTGTAAAATATATTTTGGAGTAAATGAATGAGTAATACACATATTAGAGCAATGATAGATTCAGTTGGTGAAAAAGATTTTACATCAGCGGCAGTTTCATTTAATGCAGCTCTACAGGACAGATTAAGTAGTGAAATGGATTCTCGTAGAATTGAGATTGCAAGTAAAATTTATAATGATGTAGTACCTTCCGATGAAGAAAAAGTTTCTTCAGAAGAAGAATAAAAATAAACTTAAATTTATTGGAAATAAATGAAACTCATTACAGAACACATTGACGGTGACATTAATGTTATCACCGAATCAAAAAAAGATGGAACTAAAGGTTACATCATTGAAGGTGTATTCATGCAAGCAGAAGCACCTAATCGTAATGGGCGTGTATATAAAAAAGAAATAATGGAATCAGCTGTGAACAAATATGTCACAGAACAAGTTAATAAAGGTCGTGCAGTAGGTGAATTGAATCATCCAGAAGGCCCAACAATTAACTTAGATAAAGTTTCGCATCGCATCACTAAACTCAAATTTGAGGGCAATGATGTAATAGGAAAGGCTACCATATTGAATACCCCTATGGGAAAGATCGTTCAAGGTCTACTCGAAGGTGGTGTGCAATTGGGAGTCTCTAGTCGTGGTATGGGTAGTCTCGAGAAAGGCAGAGATGGCGTAATGTATGTACAACCAGACTTTATGTTATCAACCGTAGATATTGTGCAAGATCCTTCCGCACCTGAAGCTTTCGTAAATGGAATCATGGAAGGTGTCGAATGGATATGGGAAAACGGTATGCTAAAACCTCAGCAAATTGAGAAATATGAGACAGAAATTAAAAGGGCTCCTTTAAACAAGCTTGCAGAAGCGAAGTTACAGGTCTTTCAAGATTTCCTCTCAAAACTTTAACCTTATAGGAGTATGCTAATGTCGAAAACGCAGTTAGATCAAGTAATTGATCAAGAGCAAGACATTCTTGTGGAAGAACTCCAGGATGAGCAAATTGATACGGTAGTTGAAGTTTCTGATGAGGAAACTGTAATCGCCGAACAAAGTGCTGATACTGTAGAAGAAGCCGCAGACGCTGAAAAAGAAGTTAATGGTGCTATGGCCGCCGATGAAGTTGCAGACACAATTAAAAAGTCCGCATCTAAAAAGGCAGTACAACCAAAAACTAAGGCTGGTCTAATCAACGCAGCTTATCAGCAAATGTCTAAGATGACTAAAGAAGAATTATCTTCAGCTTACGACAAATTGGTTAGTGTCCAAGAAACCTCTGTAGAAACAACCGAAGAAATAGTATCAGAAGAAATAGTATCAGAAGAACTGCAAGTAGAAGTAAAGATCGACTTCCAAGAAGATCTAAACGCACTTGTATCTGAAGATGCTGATTTATCTGAAGATTTTAAAGAGAAGGCTAGTATCATATTTGAAACTGCCGTCAAATCTAAGTTGTCTGCTGAGATTAGCCGTTTAGAAGAACAGTATACTACTGAACTTTCTGAAGAAATAGAACAAATCAAAACTGATTTGGTCGAAAAGGTTGATGGATACTTGTCATATGTTGTAGAATCGTGGATGGAAGAAAACAAACTTGCAGTTGAAACCGGCCTCCGTGCTGAGATTGCAGAATCGTTCATCAATGGTTTAAAAGGCTTGTTTGAACAACACTATGTAGATGTGCCAGAAACTAAGTATAACTTAGTTGATGACCTTGCTACAAAGGTAAACGAACTTGAAGATCAATTAAACAAGTCAACTGAAAACAATATTAAATTGTCAGAGCAGGTCACAGACTTACGCCGTGAACAGATTGTTGTGGAAGCAACTTCTGGAATGGTTGAGATTGATGCCGCTAAATTGAAGTCACTTGTCGAAGATATCGATTTTGAATCAGAAGAAACTTTCGTTAAGAAAGTTACTGTTATTAAAGAATCTTATTTTAAGACAAAGAAAACTTCAGTCGTTGATGAAACAACTGACCTAGCAACAGATGAAAAGGGTACTGAAATTGGAATTAATAGCCCAATAATGTCTCTTTATACTAATGCTATCTCTAGAACTACCAAATAACCCAATAGGAGAACAATAAATGTTCAATGCAGAAAAATTACAAGAAAAATGGGCTCCAGTAATCGAGCACGCTGATCTTTCCCCAATCAAAGATGGATACCGTAAATCTGTTTTAGCTGTAGTCTTGGAAAACCAAGAAAAAGCTATGCGTGAAGAGCGTGGTCAACAATCTTATAGTCTAAACGAAGCAGCACCTGCTAACTCTACTGGTTCCGGTGTTGATAACTGGGATCCAATCTTGATCTCTTTGGTCCGCCGTTCTATGCCTAACCTTATCGCTTATGATATCGCCGGTGTACAACCTATGTCTGGCCCAACAGGTTTGATTTTCGCAATGAAGAGCAAGTACTCCACACAAGGTGGTACTGAAGCTTTGTACAACGAAGCAAATACTGCTTTCTCTGGTACTGGTACTCACGCTGAAGATTCTTCTTCATTGGGTGGTACTGATACTACTCCTGCTGATGGCGTTAATGACGCTTTCGGTGTTGGTGGAGGTATGTCTACTGCTGCTGGTGAAGATCTTGCATTTGGTGAAATGGCATTCTCAATCGAAAAAGCAACAGTGACTGCAAAGACACGTGCTTTGAAAGCTGAGTATACTATGGAACTCGCACAAGACTTAAAAGCTGTTCATGGTTTAGACGCTGAGTCTGAATTGGCAAACATTCTGTCCGCAGAAATTCTTTCTGAAATCAACCGTGAAGTTATCCGTACTATCAACGTTAAAGCTAAAGCTGGTGCTCAACAATCAAATGTGGCCACTGCTGGTGTATTTGATCTAACTACTGATGCCGATGGTCGTTGGTCTGTTGAGAAATTCAAAGGTATGTTGATGCAAATAGAACGTGAAGCAAACGTAATCGCTAAAGAGACACGTCGTGGTAAAGGTAATTTCATCGTCTGTTCTTCAGATGTTGCTTCTGCTTTAGCCGCTGCTGGTATGTTGGATTACACTCCTGCTTTGTCAACTTCTTTGAATGTTGATGATACAGGTAATACTTTTGCCGGTGTATTGAATGGTCGCACAAAGGTCTATATTGATCCATATGCATCAGTTGACTATGTTACTGTTGGCTATCGTGGTACTTCAGCATATGATGCTGGTATTTTCTATTGCCCATACGTTCCATTGACAATGGTTCGTGCTGTTGGTGAGAATTCATTCCAACCTAAAATTGGTTTCAAGACTCGCTACGGTATGGTTGCTAACCCATTTGCTGGGGCATCTGCGGTTGACAATGCTGGAACAAATCGTGCTAACTCTTACTATCGCATTTTCCGTGTAGACGGATTGATGGCAAGCGTTTAATCTAAAAAGATTAAACTAAGTAAACTAAAAAGGGGGACTTCGGTTCCCCTTTTTTATTGTATAAATACTATTACATATGAACATGGAGATTATCCAAAATGGCAATAGATGTAAACATTAACCTTTTAAGTCCGACTGGGTTTAAGATGATATTTGCTAAACCAGAATTAAAAGGTTTAGAGTTTTTCCTACAATCGGTTGATTTACCTACTGTATCAGTTGGTGAGGCGCAATATGCTACACCTAAATTAAATCTTATGATGGGTGGTGATAAGTTAATGTATGATCCATTTACTACAAACATTCTTTGCGATGAAAAGATGGATAATTTTGCCGCAATATATAAATGGTTAAACGAGACAGTTGATAAAAATCAAAATTCAAATTTAATATGTGATGCATCATTAATTATATTAAACAGTTCTAACAATGAAACAAGGTCTATTGATTTTAAAAACTGTTATCCTAATAGTATGTCTGGAATTGCATTTGACGTTGGTGCAACCGAAATTCAATATGCATCGTTTACAGTAACATTTAGATATGATTACTATACAGTAACTCCAGGGTTTGATACTGCTGGTTTCCAACAAATACCATTGAGTTTACCAGTTGTACATAATTAATATATAGTGTATAATAGCTAATTTATTGAATTGGAGTTTTTATTATGAGCATGACGATAGATGACATCATTGAGATGTGGAAACGAGACGCAGAGATTGAAGAAATGAATCTTGACGAATCCTCAAGACTAACCCCCAAACTACACGCAAAATACTTAGAACTTCTAACTGTATCTAAACTACAGTTGAAACGTAAGGATATGCAGCAAAAAATATTATTACGTGATAAGTGGTTATATTATACTGGGGTGATGGAAAAAAGTGAGATGGATGAACGTGGATGGGACTATAACCCATTTAAAGGTGCAAGAAAACCATTGAAAAGCGATCTAGGGTATTTCTATGATTCAGACCCTGATTTGCAAAAGTCACAAGCTGGAATTGATTACATACAATCAACAATAGAAACTTTAGAATCTATTATGACCAACATCACTTGGCGTCACCAGACAATAGGTAATATGATTAAATGGAGACAATTCACTTCTGGTGCATAATATTATATAATGGATAAATTAATAATAAAAAAGAAGAATGAAGTATTTCTCCAAGTCTATACAGATCCTGGAACTGCAATGGAACTATCGCAGTTCTTTGAATTCTATGTTCCAGGTTATAAATTTATGCCAGCATTTCGTAACAAGATTTGGGATGGTAAGATTCGGTTATATAATCAACTAACTAAAGAGTTGTACATTGGCTTATTACCTTATGTAAAAGAGTATGCCGAAGTAAGAGAAATTGAAATCCAATATGATATGAATGATCAATATGGATTACCCGATGTCACTGAACACGTTAATGGTGATTTTCTAAATGAGTTTATAACTTCTTTAAATCTTCATTCAAAAAATCAACCAATCACACCAAGAGAATATCAAGTACTTGCAGTTAAATATGCAATGGAACAAAATCGTGCAGTATTGTTAAGCCCAACTGCATCTGGTAAATCTCTTATCATATACATCTTAATGAGATTATTCTTAGAGACAGATCCAAAACAAAAAGCATTAATCATTGTACCTACTACTTCATTAGTAGAACAAATGAAATCTGATTTTCTTGATTACAGTTCATACGATGATAGTTTTGGTGATACTGATATGCATAAGATATACTCTGGAAAAGAAAAGATTACCGATGCAAAGGTCATCATAACTACTTGGCAATCTATCTATAAACTTCCAGGCGCTTGGTTCGAACAATTTGGTTTTGTAGTTGGTGATGAAGCTCATACATTTAAAGCAAAGTCATTAACATCTATACTTGAGAAATTGCGTGACTGTAAATATCGATACGGTACAACTGGTACTTTAGATGGTACTCAAACACATAAATTAGTACTAGAAGGATTATTTGGTAAAGTATTTAAAGTAACTACAACAAGAGAATTAATTGACCAACAATCATTGTCTGATCTACATGTAACAATTCTATTAATGAAATATAGTGATGAGATTTGTAAAGCAAATCATAAACTAGAATATCAAAAAGAATTAGAGTATATTGTAACTAATCCAGCACGTAATAGGTTTATAAAGAACCTTGCACTAGCACAAGATGGTAACACTTTGGTATTGTTTCAATTTGTTGAGAAACATGGTGTTCCGTTATTCAGGGATATTCAAGAGAAAGTTGCAGAGAATCCAAAATCTACTCGTAAGATATTTTTTGTATCTGGTGCAACTGATGTTGAGAGTAGGGAAAACATTCGTGCATTAACTGAGAATGAGACTGATGCAATTATAGTTGCATCTTCAGGGACATTCTCAACTGGTATAAATATTCGTAACCTACACAATATTATATTTGCATCTCCATCTAAATCCCAAATAAAAATTCTACAATCTATTGGAAGGGGTCTACGTAAATCTGATAATGGTATAGGGACAAAGGTATTTGATCTAGCCGATGATCTTCATTGGAAAAGTAAAAAGAACTTTACATTAGAACATGCTGCTGAACGTATTAAAATATATACTAAAGAGAAGTTTGACTATAAAATAATAGAGGTAAAGTTAGATAATGAGTGATGATTTAAAACAATACATAGCAGAACTAGACATTCAAGAGTTTAGATTAATATCTGGTGAACATATCATAGCAGAAATACTACAAGAGTATGATGATGAATATGCTATTAAAGATCCATTAATAATTGAAAAGACTCAATCTATGGGTAATGCATACTCTGAATGGTTTCCTTTGTCTGAACAACAATACTTTAGTTTATCTAAATCACATATACTAACATCTTCTGGAATTACATTCGATGCTAAGGTATTCTTCTGTAGATTAGTTACCGCTAACAATGTCAAGAAGTCGGAGGCTAATGGTAAAACTGCTGATAATAATGATTTAGAAATGTTAGCAAACATTGTAAAGTTATCTGCAATTGCTAATCAAGGTACAGTTAATCATGTTGAAGATGAACTTAACGAATCAGAATTGATCACATCGTTTATAAATGATATTAGTGGTTATAAACATTAATGTAGCTACTACCCTGCTGGAGCACTATGTTATTATACCACATAAATAGAATTCTGGCAAGTGTTAAATAACAATTGCATTTTTATTATAATTATGGTATAATGTATATTCAAACATTTGAAATGAAAGGGTTACATATATGTCCCAAGATAGCATTAGAAAAAGACCACATTATGTTAATAATAAAGAATTTTCGCAAGCATGTGTAGATTATGTACGAGAATTTAGATTAGCCCAAGCAGAGGGTAGGGATTCGCCAATCGTACCCAATTACATTGGTGGTGCGTTTTTAAAAATATGTGATGGATTATCTACTAAGATAAACTTTAACAGATACACATATCGTGAAGAGATGGTGATGGATGCAGTTGAGAATTGTTTAAAAGCAATTATGAACTACGATATCGATACAACAACCAGAACAGGGTTACCAAACGCTTTCGCATATTTTACTCAGATTGCCTTTTATGCGTTCTTACGTCGTATTGCAAAAGAAAAGAAACAACAAGACATCAAATGGAAATATTTAGATAATGCTGATGTTGAACAACTTATGCATTATGATACTTCACAATTAGGTGAGATGCATGACTCAGAACGCCAGTTCATAGATTACTTACGTGAACGTATTGACAAGGTTCGTACTCAAGACACTAAGGTTAAAGACTTTGTTAAAAAAGAAAAACGTATTAAGAAAATGTCTGGTCTAGAGTTGTTTATGGGTAAATAACATGTTAAACCAAATTGTAATAATTGGGTTTGGATTTGTAGGTACTGCTTATGCATCATTACTTAAAAACACTTATCAGATATTAGTACAAGATCCACCAAAGAGTATGATTGTACCTGATTCAGTTATTTCTAATGAACATTTAGATGGCGTAATTATTTGCGTACCTACACCAACAACACCATCAGGTAAATGTGATGACTCTCTAGTTGTAAATGAATACTATAGGATTCGTGAATTAAACAAAACAATACCAATACTTATTAAATCAACAACTTCATTAGATACATTACGATTACTTGGTAATATCAAAGACAATCATCTTGTGTTCTCCCCTGAATTTTTAACTGCAAAAAATGCTATATCTGATTTAAAAAATTCTAATTATATAATTATGTCTCCTAGAAATGATGCTTCTGCTACATGGTCATATATACTGAGCAATTGTTTTAAGAATTATTTGGTTAAATTTTATTATACTGATACAATGGAAGAGGCTGGTTTGATAAAGTATACGATAAATAGTTTCCTTTCGACTAAAGTTACATACTTCAATGAGATAAAAGAATTATATGATGAATTGGGTATTGGTGATGATTTTAATAAATTTATTAAACTAGTTGGGTTAGACTCTCGTATGGGTATAAGTCATATGATGGTTCCTGGTAATGATGGTAAATATGGTTGGAGTGGTGCTTGTTTTCCAAAAGATAATGCTGAATTAACAACATTAGCTAGAAGTGCCGATACCCCACTATTGTTATTAGAAACCGCAATTGAATTGAATGAAAGACATAAATTAAAATGAAAATATTAATGACAGGGTATGATGGGTATATTGGTTCCCATCTTTCTATATATCTTTCTAATAGAGGGTATACAGTAATACCTTACATTGGAAATATTTTAAATTTTGATATTTCAGAAGAAGATATCCCTGATATGGTTATACATTTGGCGGCACTTACTGGAGTTAGGAAATCTATTGAAATGCCAGATGAATATTTTAAAGTTAATGTATTGGGAACTAGAGAAGTTTTCCTAGTTTGTGATATATTAGATATTCCACTAATATTCGCATCTTCATCAAATGCTAAAGAAGTTAATAATCCATATGCTGAAACTAAACTTATTAATGAGATTGATAGAATTAAAAATTCTTTAGGAGTTAGACCCCATACTGTATTTCCTGGGAGAGATGATATGTTATATCAATCAATTTTGCGTGGTGATGTTAAATATATTAATGGGGCCCATTATAGAGATTTCACACACATTGATGATTTATGCTCAGCCATATTTACATTAATAGATAATTATGGTATAATGGTTGGTAAAGTTGTAGACATAGGAACTGGTATATCGGTTTCTGTTTTAGAAGTTGCAAATGCGATGGGTTGGAACGGTGATGTTAAATACGATCCAACTCCAAATGAACGTGTAAAGACTAGTGCAGATATATCTGAACTGAGTAGTCTTGGGTGGAAACCAGAAAGAAATATTTTAGATGAACATAGAATCTTATAGGTAATTACATTATGAAATTTGTCATATTGTCGGATACCCATTCTGGTGCCAGAAATAATTCTGAGATATTTATTAACTATCAAGCGAAGTTTTATAACGAAGTGTTTTTCCCATATTGCATCGAGAACGGTATTTCACATATCGTTCATTTAGGTGATTATTATGAACATCGTAAGTTTGTAAACTTCAAAGCCCTTAATGCTAACAGAGAACATTTCTTAGATAAACTCGTTGAATATAAGATGACTATGGATATCATCCCTGGAAATCACGACGTATTTTTTAAGGATACTAACAGACTCTGCTCGTTAAAAGAGTTGATGGGCCACTACATGAACAACGTTAATATCGTAATGGAACCTCGTGTCATGGACTACGATGGTTTGAAGTTCGCATTGATACCTTGGATTAACGCAGAGAATCATGTAGAATCCATGAAGTTCGTTAAGAACTGTACAGCTGACATGGTCGGTGGTCACTTTGAGTTTGAAGGCTTTGAGATGCATAAGGGTGCTATGAATACACATGGCATGTCTACGACAGAGTTTAACCGATTCGAGTTGGTTATGTCTGGACACTTTCACACCAAGTCGCACAAGGGTAACATTCACTATCTGGGTTCGCAGATAGAGTTCAATTGGGGTGATGAAGGTGATAAGAAATACTTCCACGTTATCGATACCGCAGACCGTTCACTGACACCAGTATTGAATCCGTTGACCATATTCCATAAAGTACTTTACAACGATGAGAAAATGGATTATAATAATTATTCTGTCGAAGAGATGGTCAATACATTCGTGAAGGTGGTTGTCATTAAGAAGACCGACCTATACATGTTTGATCGGTTTATCGACCGTATCCAGCAAGTCAAGACTCATGAACTAAAGATTGCGGAAGACTTCGCTGGGTTTATGGGTGATGCAGTTGATGACGCTAAGGTGTCTGTTGAGGATACCACTCAGTTACTTGATACATATATCGAGGCGGTGGAAACTGACCTAGATAAAGATAGATTGAAAAACCTTATGCGTGGGTTATACGTAGAAGCAAGTAACCTTGATATAGTTTGATGATAAAATTTAAGAATGTAAAATGGATTAATTTTCTATCGACTGGTGATAAGTTTACTGAAATTGACTTGACTCGTTCATCATCCACTTTGATTGTTGGGCAGAACGGTGCTGGTAAATCTACCATGCTTGATGCATTATCATTTGGATTATTTGGAAAACCTCATCGCAATATTAATAAGCCACAGTTGATAAATTCTATCAACGGTAAAAATTGTGAGGTCCAGGTAGTATTTGAAGTTGGCGGAGTTAACTTCAATATTGTGCGAGGTATCAAACCTAATAAGTTCGAGATCTGGCAGAATGGTATTATGATAAACCAGGATGCTAATTCTAGGGATTATCAAAAGTTTCTGGAACAGAACGTATTAAAATTAAATCACAAATCTTTTCACCAGATCGTGGTTCTTGGTTCTTCATCATTCATCCCTTTTATGCAGTTGCCCACCAATCACCGTCGTGAGGTGATCGAGGATTTTTTGGACATTCAAGTGTTTACCAAGATGAATGGGTTGCTACGTGAACGGTCTTCTAAGATTAAAGAAGACATGGTCAACATCAACCATCAGTTAGATACGACCAAAGAAAAGATAGAATTGCAGCGTAGGCATATCAAAAACATAGAAAGCATTAACGCAGAGCAGGTCACCTCAAAGCAAAGTACTGCACGTGATAAGATGGATATCATCACTGAATTACAAGCGACAAATAGTTCACTGAGTAAATTCATTGATACTCATATAACAGAAACTACTGCAAAGATGACTAAGTTGTCAGATAAGAAAATGCAGTTGAATAACTTTAGTTTCCAGATTACCTCAAACATCAAGAAAATTGTCACTGATGCAAAATTCTATACCAATCACGACACATGCCCTACATGTACTCAGGATATCGGTGATGATATTAAGACAACTAAGATCGCAGAGGCGAAAGCTCGTGCAGTAGAACTACAGGCTGGTCAAACTGAACTAAATACCACTATGAATCAGGTTACCGCAGACATTCTTGAGGTAGAAGTATTACAGACACAAATCTTCAATAGTCAATCTACAATTAACAGCAATAATTCTCAAATCAAGTTACTGCAATCTGATATCGATAAGTTATCAAAAGAAGTTGCATCACTGTCTATCAATTCTGGTGATTTATCTGAAGCAAAATCTGAACTTGAAGAGTTATCTGTTAATAAAGATATGTTAAATGATAAGAAACTTAATCTAGTAGATTTACGTACATATCATGAAGTAATTTCAGAAATGTTAAAAGATACTGGTATTAAGACAAAGGTAATTAAACAATACTTGCCTGTAATGAACAAGTTAATTAACCATTATTTACAAGTGTTAGATTTTTTTGTATCATTTAATCTTAACGAAAACTTTGAGGAAACTATTTCCTCACGACATCGTGATGACTTTACATATAGTTCATTCTCTGAAGGTGAGAAAATGAAAATTGATTTGGCATTACTATTTACTTGGCGTCAAATTGCAAAGATGAAGAATAGTGCTTCGACTAATCTATTAGTTATGGATGAAGTTATGGATTCTTCGTTAGACCAAGATGGGTTAGACAATTTTATGAAAATCATTGATGCTTTAGGATCAGATACAAACCTATTCGTAATCTCACATAAGGGCGAGATTCTTGAAAATAAATTTAGATCAAAAATAGAGTTCGTAAAAGAACATAACTTTAGTGTAATAAAATGACAGACGAAGAATTTAAAGTAAAATTTGCAAAGTTTGCAGAGTATTACAATGGAAACTGGCCAGACCCATTGGTTTTTCCTAAATTATTTGAGTATTATGTTAAGTTATTCAGACACAGCACAAAATAATAACCCTACACTTGCAAAGGTTATTATTTTGTGTTATACTTGTCTTTTCAGTGGGAAATTCGTTAGGTTTCGTTAATCTTTGTTGTTTTTTGACAACATTTACTAAAGTAATCCTTGCTAATTCCTAAAATATGTGTATAATAGGTCGTATCAGTAAAAAATTTAATACTAATGTCACAAACGCAAAATAATCATATAAATTTAGGGGTAAAGTCTGCCGTTGCAAGACTCTTGGCTCAAGAGAATATTCAAGTCAATCAAACAAATTCAAGTACGGCATATTTTAATATTGATACTAGAGTACTCAATCTACCACTTTGGGACGTGCCGTTATATGTTTATGACATGCTTGTTGCCCATGAAATTGGTCATGCGTTATTCACTCCTGCTACTGGATGGCATGATTCTGTTATTGAGTTAGAAATTCCACGTTCATACATTAACGTAGTAGAAGATGCTCGTATCGAAAAAAATACTAAACGGAAATATCCTGGAATAGTTTATACATTCAGTCGTGCATATCAATGGATGAACGATAACGATTTCTTTAAAATTAATGGCAGGGGTTTAGATACTTTTAAATTAATTGATCGTATTAACATTCACTTCAAACTCGGTCATTGTATAACTGTCCCATTCTTACCTGAAGAAATTAAATTCGTTAATATGGTAGGCGAATGTGAAACTTTTGAAGAAGTTATTGAAGTTTGTGAACAGATCAAAAAATTCACTGATGAAAATAAAGATGATTTCCAAGAAGCATTAGAAAATTTATTTAAAAAAATACAAGATGATGCTATTAAAGAAAACGCTAATTCATCCGATTATTATGGTGATTCTGATGATGAAGAAGAAGAGTCTGGTAAAGTTACCGAAAGCTATGCAGAAAACACCGATGGGAAATTAGATTATGGAGACAATATACCTGATCATATTGAATCTAATGTGGAATCCCAAAGGCTAAAAAATCCTTTTATAGATTCGCCAGTTGGAGATTTTGAGTATACCGATCCAATAGAAACTGAAGATTCTGAGACAGATATGGCATTTCGTTCAAATGAACTTAAAATGGTTAGCAATGAAAAGGGTTCAATTTTAAAATTCTTCCCTGAATCTGAGTTGGAACATTGTGTCGTAGATTATAAAGTTTATCATGATGCCCCTCGTGATGAGTATTGCAGTTACCAATGCCCTGGATATACTCATGGTTATCCACGTGATGTTGATATTAATAAATATAAAGAATATTGTCTTGAGAGTTATAAAAAATTTACGTATGATACTAATAAAATTGTTGGATACCTTGCAAAACAATTTGAACAAAAGAAAGCTGCATACCAGTATACTCGTGCAAAGGTTAGTAACTCTGGAGTTTTAAATACTTCCGCATTACATAAATATAAATTTAGTGAAGATATATTTAAACGTATCACTACTTTGGCTGATGCTAAATCTCATGGTATGTTTATTGGCATTGATATGTCTGGATCAATGGGTGGAAAGGTTATATTTGATACAATTAGACAAGCTTTGAACCTCGCATTATTCTGCCGTAGAGTTGCTATCCCATTTGAAATGTATGGCTACACTGATGGATATGTAAAAAATCCACTTGAACCAGTATGGCCACGTGCTGAAATATGGCCTGAGGGGACTATCGTTCCAGTCGGTTTAAAGTTAATCCAATTCTTTACTACAAAAATGAGTAAACGCAATTTTGAAAATGCAGTTAAATCTACGTATATGTTTGGATGTGGAATCGCTAACAAGTTTGATAATTTAAATTCTACTCCAACTAATGAGGCTTTAATAGCATTTAAATATTTAATTAAGAAATTTAAGAAAGACAGTGGAGTCCAGAAAATTATTAATGTATTGTTAACTGATGGCGAGGCGGGTAAGGTTACGAATTTTAAACATGATTATGCATATAATGGTAATATGTTACAAATTAGTAATAACAAAGTTATAAGATTAAATAATACATCTCGTCACTTATCTGAAGTATTGTTGAATCACATCCGTGAAGAGTGTGGGACAATTAATTTGGGATACTTTTTAGGTGATGCCGGTATCTTGCGTAGAACTTTATATAATACCACTAATAATGATCATTACGCATTTAAAAATGCCCAAACTGAATGTCGTAAAAATGGTGGATATGTTACTGATAATATCTTCGGGTACGATCGCTATATTGTTTTAAATATTAATAACCTAAAAATACAAGAGGATGACTTTGAAGTAGACGAGGATGCCTCTAAAGCGACGCTAACGAGAGAATTTGTCAAGTTTACTAAGGGTAGGTTATCTAGTAGAGTATTGCTTGACCGACTTGTCCAAATTGTTGTTTAAAAACAACATGTTGCAGAAAAACAACGGTGTCAAAAATAAGCCTTGCAAAATTATAAAATTAATGTATAATAGCTATATTGAGAGGATAAAACCTCTATTTATATTATGAAAGAGTGTTTAGATATATGAATGAAATTGCGCTAAAAGTTTTAAATAAAGTTCGTAAGAGTTTTCCAGGGAAAGAAGTTTACTCTCGCAGTGATATTTATTATACTGGAAAGAAAATGGGTTTTTCGGAGAGGAAATTCAAAGAACTTTTTAATGATAGTTATAGAATTGCTCGTGGGCAATATTCTTTTGATTTCCCAATATTAAATTTTGATTTCCCAATATTAAAAGATGCTAAAATTAAAGTAACTCAAGTTGCTACCAAAAATAAAATTATAGATAGGTCTATGCATAAGCCTTTACAAGTAATAGATGATGGAGATGTATACGTACCAGAGAAAGATTCTTGCTATATTGCATGGGGGTATTCTACCGATGTAGTTCAGATAGTTGAGTCTGGTCAATTCTACCCTACTTTTATAACTGGGCTATCTGGTAATGGTAAAACTATGATGGTAGAACAGGCCTGTGCTAAATTGAAACGTGAATATGTTCGTGTTCAAATTACCCCTGAAACTGATGAAGACGATTTACTTGGTGGATTCCGATTGGTGAATGGCGAAACTGTTTTTGCTTATGGCCCAGTAGTTAAAGCGATGAAACGTGGTGCATTGTTATGTATCGATGAAATTGATCGTGGTTCAAATAAATTAATGTGTCTACAGTCTGTACTTGAGGGAAAATCTTTATTACTTAAGAAAACAGGCGAAATCGTGGTTCCTGCCGCTGGGTTTAATATCATAGCTACTGCGAATACTAAGGGTAAAGGTTCTGAAGATGGGCGTTTTACTGCCGCTACAATTTTAGATGACGCTTTCCTAGAACGATTTGTTGACACTATCGAACAGGATTATCCGTCCCCTAAAGTTGAAAAACGAATTGTTATTAAACATATGGAAAAGTTTAATAACCTTGACGAAGAATTTGCTTCTAATCTTATTACTTGGGCTGAAATTATTCGGAAGACTTACGTATCTGGTGGAATTGATGAAGTTATTTCAACTCGTCGCCTTTGCCATATCATACAAATCTATTCAATTTTTCCTGATAAATTAAAAGCAATTAGTCGAGGTATCGCTCGTTTCGATGAAGATACTAAAATGGCATTCGCTGATCTATACACTAAAGTGGATGCTAAGGTTATTCTCCCTGATAATTCTGTAGTAATTACTAATGAGAGTGATAACCAAGAATGAATCCAGAACAGTTAAACTTTGATTATGATATCCAAACTGCTGGAGAGATTCAATCATCTTGTACCCTTGGGCGTAAATTTGATTCTGGTAAAACAGAATATGGTTTATTACCGCCAATCATATTAGAAGAAATTGCAAAGGTTATGACTTTTGGTGCGATTAAATACGATCGTGATAATTGGAAATATGTAGATGATGGTAAACGCAGATACTTTGATGCATTTCAAAGACATGTATGGGCTTGGAAACGTGGTGAAGAATTAGACCCCGAATCTGGTCTACATCACCTTGCTCATGCTGGTTGCTGTTTAATGTTTCTCGCTGAATTAGCCATTACAAAAATAAATGAAAATAAATGAAAAAAACACTTGCAATTCTGCAAAAACTATGTTATAATGATTATATCAACGGAAACGATACTGGAGTTTTAAATTATGCAATTATCTGACAATACACTTTTTATCCTGAAAAACTTTTCTCTGATAAATCCTAATTTGGTATTCCGACCTGGAAATCAAATTAAAACTATATCCTCAGGAAAGAATATTTTAGCTATGGCGACTATAGCGGAGACAATTCCCCAAGAGTTTGGTATTTATGATTTGAATGAATTTTTAAGTGTCGTGGGTATGTTTGACAATCCTACTCTAGAATTTTCAGACGACAAGTCATTAAAATTTAAGGATCCTGCTGGTAAACAGGTGGTGGACTATTTCTTTAGCCCACTTGGAAACCTTACTATTCCAAGTAGAGATTTAAATTTACCAACTTGGGAAATTGAGTTTACTATAAGTGAGAATGAATTAAACCAATTACGTAAGGCTGGGACTACTCTTGGTGTAACAGATGTGATTGTTCAAAAATCTGAGTCTGGGGAATTAGAAATAGTTGTTAAGGATAAGGAAAAAACTAACCGTACATCAAATTTATATTCATTAACAATTGATAATACTGATATAATTATACCAGATAGAGGTACATTTAGTATGGTGTACACTTTAGGTAATTTCAAGTTCGTTGCTGGAAGTTATCGTGTGAAAATTAGTTCAAAACTAATATCACAATTTAAACATACTACGCTCCCAATTGAGTACTTTGTTGCTCTTGAGAAATCTACAACCTTTACATCTTAATTATAGGAAACTAAAATGACAAACGAAACACCGCCAATGCCAGAAGCAAGTCCAATGACAGAAACAGTTCCATTGGAAGAACAAGATGCTTCTATCTCTTTAAACGACCTGGCACTTGCAGTCCGCATTATTGATCTATCAGTAGAACGTGGTGGGATCAAAGGTAATGAGGCCACGACAGTAGGTTCAGTACGAGATCGTCTTGCTAAATTTGTAGAGATACAAAATGCTAAGAATATTGCCGCTAAGACTGCAACAGAACAACCTCCTGTTTAATAAAAATGACAGTAGTTACTACTAATATTGCTAAAATTCCGCAAGATCCTGCGGAACGCAAAAAAGTTATGGACGCATTGATGGAAATTAGTGCATCTATGACTAGGATGGAAGCTGAACGAGATTTGGTAAAATCTATCCTAGAACGTATGGAAGAAGAGTTTGAAATTCCTAAAAAACCTGCACGTAAACTTGCGAAGATCTACCACAAACAGAACTTCACAGAGGTACAGGCAGAACAGGAAGAACTTGAAACTCTATACGAAACAATCGTTGGATAATTCTATTCAACAAATTTATATTATTAATTAAGGAAATTTAAACATGTCTCAAACAGCAAAACTCGGTACATTCTTGCAATCTACTGGCAATTCTCTTACAGGTAAACAGATCACAAGCCAATTCGGTTTGAAGAATCCCCGTGAAGCGATTCGCCAGTTGCGCCAAGATGGTGTATGTATTTATGCTAACGAAGCAACCCTTGCCAAAGGTGGTAAGACGACTAAGTATCGTGTTGGTCGCCCAACTAAAGCGATGGTTGCTGCTGCCTACGCTGCTTCTGGTAGTGAGTTGTTTGCATAATATGTAAACAAGTAAATCTAATTATGGGTTTACAAAAATAGGGGAATGTGTTATAATAACCGTTCCCCTTTTATATTTTATGATGATGGAGTGATGATAGATGCAAGATGATTTCTTATGGGTAGAAAAATATAGACCTCGCAAAATTGAGGATTGTGTATTACCTGAACATATAAAGAAAACATTTCAACAGATAGTAGAGTCTGGCGAAATGCATAATATGTTATTATGTGGTACGGCTGGACTTGGTAAGACTACAGTCGCTAAATCTTTATGTAATGAATTAGATTTAGATTTTATAACAATCAATGCATCTGAGGATGGTAACATTGATACCCTACGTGGACGTATTAAACAATTCGCTTCTACTGTATCATTTCAAGGTGGATATAAAGTGGTCATCCTAGATGAGGCTGATTATCTTAATGCTCAATCTACTCAACCGGCACTACGTGGTTTCATTGAAGAGTTTGCAAATAATTGCAGATTCATTATGACTTGTAATTTCAAGAATCGTATTATTGAACCATTACATAGTAGATGTGCAGTTATAGAATTCAATATCGCTAAAAAAGATACCCCATCATTGTGTGGTAAGTTTATGAAGCGATTGAAGGTTATTCTTGATGGTGAAACTGTTAAATATGATGACAAAGTTTTAGCAGAAGTAATCATGAAGTTTGCTCCAGACTGGCGACGTGTTATAAACGAATGTCAACGGTATGGTGCATCAGGTTCAATTGACACAGGGATGTTATCATGGTTAAATACCAGTGAGATAGCACCACTTATTTCTTCTTTGAAAGATAAAGACTTTAGAAAAATGCGTCAATGGGTTGCTGATAACATGTCATCAGATCCATCATTCATCTATCGTAAAGTTTATGACGATCTTAATGATAGTGTCGTTGCTAAATCAATTCCAGAAATTATATTAATACTTGCAGAGTATCAATATAAAAATGCATTTGTAGCAGACCATGAGTTAAATACCGTTGCGTGTATGATTGAGATTATGGCTTCTGCGGAGTTTAAATAATGAAGTTACTAGAACGATACGATAATCCACTACAACCAAATCTGTTTGCAGTATTATATGATAATGAAGATACTGGTTGGTATGAATTACATTTCTATGATAAAAACGTTTTAAAAGAAGAACCCCCAGTTGGAATGTTTAAACTAATTGAACAGGCTAGATATGCTGGCAATTGTTGGGTTGGTTTTGAAGTATGAGTTCACCCTATGAATTCGTAAAGGCTATTAATTTTACTAAGATTGATATAATGGTGGATGACTTTGAAGAAAATAGTTATTCATCTTACATGGTAAATAGAACACTGTCTTATTTTCCAGATACTGCATTGTTAGCTAATGAGATGAACATACATCATCAATTAGATAGCAGATTGAAATTCGACTTTCTTAGGCACACTATTCGTAAAGGAAAACGTTTCTCCAAATGGATGAAACCAGAATATCCAAAAGACCTTGAAGCGGTGAAAGAATATTATGGATACAATAATGAGAAAGCTAAAAATGTGATGGGGATACTATCCCAAGAACAAATCGATGAAATTAAAGTTAAGATTCTGAAAGGTGGTACTTCTAACCGTTGATTCCATGATATCTAGATAGATTTTCTTATGTAAAAGTGTTTTATCCTTACCTTTTAAGGATGCTGACACAGACTTAAGAATTGAATTTATATAAATATGAGTAGATATTATAATTTTACTATTCATACTATGAGGTTATACGGATATGGAACTACAAAACGAGAATTATGAAATTCAGGGATGGACTGCAGCATCAATGTTAGAAATTACTCTGAATGAACCTGACGATTTTTTAAAGGTGCGTGAGACATTAACCAGAATTGGTGTTGCATCACATAAAGAGAATAAATTATATCAGTCGTGTCACATTCTTCATAAGCAAGGACGATATTTTATCGTACACTTTAAAGAATTGTTTTTACTAGATTGTAAACCATCCAACTTAATGTTGAATGATATCCAACGTAGAAATGCGATTGCTACACTACTAAGTGATTGGGGATTGGTTAACATTTCCTCCGCTGAAGTAGTAAAAGATAAAGCGCCCTTGAGGCAAATTAAGGTCATCTCCCATAAAGAAAAACATGAATGGGAATTATGTCCAAAATATAATATCGGTAATACACGAAAAAGTGTTGAATCGTGACTAAATAAATGAGTTGAGGGTATCTCATTTTAAAAAACCCTCAACATTAACCAGAGTACGCTTTCGAGGTATTCTAATTTTAAACTCGCTTTTTAAGGAGACTAAAGCATGACTTTTACATCTGCCGATTTGGCAACTCTATTTGATCGTTCCAGGAAATTACACGTCGGTTTCGATGACCAATTTAACCGTATGTGGGCAACCCATAATGCGGCTCAAGGAACATTAACAAATAACTACCCCCCATACAATATCATTCGAGATGGTGAAAACTATTATGTTGAAATTGCTGTGGCTGGATTCAGGGAAGAAGACCTCGATATCGAAGTCAAAGACTCACATCTTACCATACAAGGAAAGATTAATAATCAAACCCCTGAAGAAAGTCCTAATTTTATACATCGTGGTATAGCCGCTCGTGAATTTACTAGATCATTTGTAATATCAGATGATGTGGTTGTTCGTGGTGCAAATCTTGCTAATGGTATGTTAACTATTCATTTAGAACATATTATACCAGAGGAGAAAAAACCTCGCAAAATTGAAATTGGTTTGGGTAAAAATATTTTAACTAAAAGAAATACAAAAAAACCTGAACTATTATCTGAAGACTCATCTAATAATGGTTAACCCTAGTATAAATACATTATGAGGGAGATGGGACTGCTCCCCAATTCAGTCCCAACACACTACACACAGGAGACTATTATGTCCAACAAAAACCCTTTCGAAATCCGTTCAGATATACTTAGTATGGCTAAGGATTATATGGATAAACAATATAATTTCAATATGAATTTTGCTTCACAAGCGTTTCAACAGGCGCTTGACTCGCAAAAAGTTTCTTATGAACAATGGGAACAATTTGTACCAAAGCAATATGATATAATAGAACTAATGGAGAAGGCTTCAGAGTTGTATTCATTTGTTTCTAAGAAAGACTGATCACTATGTGGCCAGTTTCAGACGAAGAATGGGAAGAATGGTTTAACCAGTAATCTTATTTTAGGTTCTTCAGAGTGGTGATCCTACTCTGAAGATTTATCAAAACATCTCAAAAGGATAAAACAAAAAATGTTTAAAAAATTAATCAAAGCATTGTTCGATAGGAAAAGTCCAGTCGAACGATTCATCAATAGTAAAAACCCACAAAATGCCGCAGAAGTAGAATATTGGTTACGTCATTACGGACAAAACACATATGGAGGTTTCTATGGCCGCTAAAATCAAATCAAAGGTAAAACAAATACTGCTTTCTATATACAAAGGTATAGAGAAGTCTGGTATGGATCGTGCAAGATTGCATTTAAAGCAACGTGGTTATAAGGTAGAATGGTAATGGTAACTCGTTTAATTTCTAAATTTTGGGTATATATCGAGTTGATCGCTATAGCAAGAACTGCAACTGAATTGTCCAGGTCTGGAAAATATAAAGAAGCTTCTGCACTTTATAGGTAAATATCCCTTTACATAAATAAGATAGTATGTTATAATGAAAGAATCTATTATGAAATTACTATCTTTTGAAACTTTACGACGAGGGGATTGGATGTTACGAGTATCTGTACTTGGAACAGATAATGTCCTCGTGTGTATGCATAACGAGCAAACATTTGAAACGCTTATAAGAGCCTTTGCAGACGAACTCAACGCTAACCTATTCATTGAATATGTTATGTTTAAGCATTTATTGAAAGAGGGCGGAGATTACGAGTGAAGTGAAATAAACACTTGCATATTAATGCATTTTGTGTTATAATGGTTAATTGTTATGGAGTAGTTTAGTTTGGAATTTTATACATCAGTAAACCGCTATGGCAATTCGATTTTATATCGAGGTTATCAAGACGGTAGGCGAGTAAGTCAACGTGTTCCATTTCAACCAACACTTTATGTTCCTAACAATAAAGGCGATTGGAATACTATGGATGGTACTAAAGTATCCCCAATGCAATTTGAGGATATGAAAGGTGCAAGAGAATTCATAGGGCAGTATGGTGAAGTCGAGAACTTTAAAATCTACGGCAATACAAACTATATTGCACAATTTATTCATGACAGGTTTCCTGGCCGTGAGATAAATTTTGATCCATCTTTAATCAGTGTCGCAAACCTTGATATTGAGGTTGAGTCCGACGATGGTTTCCCAGAACCCGATCAAGCAAAACATCCAGTAACTGCTATCACAATAAAAGATAGTATTCGTAATACATATTATGTTTGGGGTCTTGGTGATTGGAGCATAGATAAATCTGAGATGAAAGATGAACTATGTGATAGTTCAGTTAAGTACACAAAATGCATTGATGAAACTAGTCTCTTAAAACTATTTGTTCAACATTGGTCAACCCCTCATTTAACCCCTGACGTAGTTACTGGATGGAATACAAGAGGGTTTGATATTCCTTATCTGGTTAATCGTATTAATATTATGTTGGGTGAAGAATGGGTTAAGAAATTATCACCGTGGAAGATGGTTAAGCCTAGGGAAGAAACCTTCAAGGGTAAAACTCATATAACATATGAATTAATGGGTATCAATCAAATGGATTACATGGACTTGTTTCTCAAGTTCGGATATCAGACTTATGGTAATCAGGAAACTTATCGTCTTGATCATATAAGCATGGTTGTACTCGGGGAACGTAAACTCCAATTCGATGGTAATCTATTTACATTGTATAAAACTAATTACCAAAAATTTTTAGATTATAATATTCGAGATGTATGGTTGGTTGATCGTATCGATGCTACTACTACATTCATGAATTTGATTTATACCCTTGCATATAAGGGTGGTGTTAACTACTCTGATACATTGGGTACGACTGCAATATGGGATTCAATTATCTATCGTAGATTATCAGAACAGAAGATCGCAATACCCCCCAAGAAAGATACCCCTAAACTAGAATACCCAGGCGCTTACGTCAAGGAACCTATTCCTGGAAAATATGATTGGGTTGTATCCTTTGACTTGAACGCACTATACCCTTCCTTGATCATTCAATTGAATATGGGCCCAGATACTATTATAAATGGTGTTACTAATGGGGTTAATGTAGATAGTTGTCTTGCTGATACTAATACACCTAACAATATACCAAACTCTGCTATGTCTGCGGCAGGTATACATTTTAACACATCGTTTCAGGGTTCGTTACCTAACATCATCGATTCTTTTTATAATGAACGTGTGGTCATTAAGACACAAATGTTACGTGCAAAACAGGATAAAGAAAATATAGATCCTGCTAATAAGATTGAGAAATATAAACTTGAGATGGAAGTTGTTCAATGTAATGTTAAACAAATGGCAATTAAGATTTTATTGAACTCACTTTATGGTGCGATGGGCAACCAATGGTTTAGATATTATGATAACAGGATTGCAGAATCTATCACGTTATCTGGTCAATTAACTATTCGTTGGGCAGAACGTGCAGTCAATGACTTTATGAATAAGTCGATGAACACAAAAGATGTTGATTATGTTATTGCAATGGACACTGACTCATTGTATTTAAACTTTGGTCCATTTGTTGAAAAGTTCTTGGGTAGTAAACCTGAAACCCAAAAGACAGTTAGATTCTTGGATAAAGTATGTGATGATAAATTTACATCCATCCTGGATGATGCTTATGCTAAACTATACGAAAAAATGGGTGGATATGAAAACCGCATGGTAATGAAACGTGAGGGTATCTCTGATAAAGCAATTTGGGTTGCTAAAAAACGTTACATCTTAAATGTATGGAATAATGAAGGTGTACAGTACAAAGAGGCCCAAACTAAAGTTATGGGTATAGAAGCAGTTAAATCATCTACACCAGAAGTATGTCGAAATAAATTTATGGAATTATTTAAAATATTGATCAATGGTGATAACAATGATGTACGTGAGTTTGTAACTAACTTTAAGAATGAATTCCGCAAACTTGAACCGGAACAAGTATCTTTCCCTCGTGGGGTAAGTGATATTACATCTTGGACTGATCGCAAAACCATATATAAGAAATCTACCCCAATTCATGTTAGGGGGTCTTTGTTATATAATCATTATGTTAAAGACAAAGGGTTAGACAAAAACTTGGAATTAATTAAAGATGGTGAACGTATAAAATTCTGTTATCTACGAGTACCTAATCCTATTAAAGAAAACATATTATCTTTTCCAGAAAAGTTCCCAGAAGAACTCGGATTGAAAACATATATTGATTATGATAAACAATTCGAGAAATCTTTTACCGACCCATTAACTCTTATTTTAGATGCTATTGGGTGGACATTGGAAGATAGGAATACCCTTGAACAGTTTTTTACTTAAATGATACAAAAGCCCTTGCAAAATCTGCTAGTTTGTGTTATAATATACTTGTATTAGATATAGGATTATGATGAAATACACTCCATATAATTTAAAAGATGTTCATACTGCATCTTTGCAAAATAAATTTAAAGTTATCTCCACTTTTGCTGGAGGAGGTGGGTCTTCAACAGGATATAGGCTTGCTGGTGCTAAAGTATTATGCGTCAATGAATTTGTTGAAGAAGCCCAGAAGACTTATGCTGAAAATTACCCAGAGACATATATATTCCCTGGAGATATTAAACAATTAACCGGAAAAGACTTCTTAGACATAACTGGTCTTGCTGTTGGTGAATTAGATATTCTAGATGGTTCCCCACCATGCTCTGCATTTTCGGTTTCAGGGAAACTTTCTCATAATATACATGAAGAAAAGTTCGTTGATTTGTACGGTGATGTTACTGTTCAAAAAGTCAGTGGTAAACATTCAGATGGTTGGGGTAAGACTAAAAATTATTCTGACGGTATGATAGTGGAAAATATTGAAGACTTATTCTTCGAATTTTTAAGAGTCGCTGATGATATCAAACCTAAAGTTATAATTGCAGAAAATGTTAAAGGACTAACTATAGGTGAGGCCAAGTCATATTTCAATAAGATTCTTAACACATTTGAAAAAATCGGTTATCATGTATCTGCCCAAGTACTAGATAGTCGTTACTATGGAATTGCCCAAACTAGGCAGAGGGTTATATTCATTGGGGTTCGAGAAGATGTTGCTGATAAAGTTGGAATAAACTTTATGAATCTTCAAAGTATATTCCCAGTACCAATGTCTGATATTGTTACTGTAAAAGAAGCAATGGTTGATTTACAATATGACACTGATGAAGTGAAATACCTAACAGATAAATTCTTGGAGACTGCATACTGGAAACAGACTGGTAGTAAGATGGAAATTGATCCACCGAAAGTTTTAACTGGTATGGACTACCATCCTAAAGGTCATCACTTTAATTTAAAAAGAGTATCGCAGTATGCCCCAGCACCAACAATTACTGCTATGGGTAGTGGCGATGGTACTGCTGGTGCTTTTCATTGGATTGAACCTAGAAAACTTACACTTGGTGAATTGAAAAGGATTATGTCTTTGCCCGATGATTTTAAACTTACTGGAAAGTGGAATCAAAAAGCAGAACGTATTGGAAGAATGGTGCCACCGTTACTTATGAAGTCGGTGGCAGATTCTGTTTATAAACATGTATTGGAGATATATAATGGCTGATTTTACATTCGCACATAGGGAAGAAGGTTTTGATGAACACATTGAAACTAGTATTCGTGGTTATAGTAACTTATTAGATGATGTGATCGATCTATCACGTTATTACGTTGAAGACGGCACCAATATATTTGATATAGGATGTTCTACAGGAAAACTCACTGAACGTATGCTTGATTCAAATCAAGCATTTTGTCAGGATGCTAATTACATTGGGGTTGAAATCGCAGAAGGTTTTTTTGATAACTTAATAAACAGAAAGAATGATATATCTAAAGCATATCCTTGGGCCAACGTAGAGTTTATTACAAAGGATATTCGTGATGTAGAAATTACTAATGCGTCCCTAGTGACTTCTATTTTTACATTACAATTTATGTCTAAACGTCATAGACAAGACGTTATTAATAAAATCTACGATGGTTTAAATGATGGCGGTGCGTATATATTTTCAGAAAAAACACTTTGTGAAAATGCTAAGTTTCAAGATATGCTTACATTCAATTATTATGATTATAAAAGGAAGACCTTCACGACGGAAGATATCATGGATAAAGAAAAAACTTTACGAAATATGATGAAACCTAATACATGGAAAGAGATAATATCTATGTTAAACATTGCTGGATTTACAGAAATTCAACCGTTCTGGAGAAACTATATGTTTGTAGGCGCAATAGCAATAAAATAATGGAGGTTTAAATGGAATTACGATGGTTAAATAATGTCCTACAATATAGAACTTTAAATGAATATGATGACTATGCTTCTTATAATCCAAGGACTGGTCAGCCATTGACCAGACATCAATGGACAGAATGGAAATATGTACCAATAGTTAGGGAAGAACAAAATGACAAAAAAACAAGTTGATTTAAACGAATATACCAAATTCGTAGATGCAGTTACATCTAATGAGAGTAATAATATTGATTACTTTCACAGGAGACTAAGTGATTTATCTAATAATAATGATGGATATAACTTTTCCCTATTAATGACTTCTGGTATAGGTATTGCTAGTGAAGGCGGTGAGTTTAATGAAATTATTAAAAAGATACTATTTCAGGGGAAGCATTTCAATGATGAGAATGTATTTCACATGAAACGTGAACTTGGTGATATTATTTGGTATTGGATTAATGCTTGTCGTGCATTGAACCTAGACCCTAATGAGGTTATTGCAGAGAATGTTCGTAAGTTAGAATCTAGATATCCAGGTGGCACGTTCGATGTTTATAAATCAGAAAATCGTAAAGACGGCGACCTATAATGATGGATGCATATAACCTTTCACATAAGTTGCTTGATGCATGGCGTGAAACTATGATAGCATCTCAAGATACAGGATCGATAAATAAAACATATCCAGAAATCAATACTTGTGTTATAATGGATGATAATGGTAAACGAAGGGTGATCGGTTGTCACATTGACGGAACAGACATTGTATTAGATTTGGAAAGTAATAATGGTTAAAGTAATAGTTGCTCAGGCTAAGTTTGATGCTGAACATGTTATTGGTACGTTCATTGATGAATCTCACTATGATGAGGTTATTAGTGAAGACTGTGACTTCTATGCCCCAACCCCATATGGGGAAGATCCGTATGATGAAAGTCGGTTGATATTCAAATTTCGTAAGAATGCATTTACTGAGAAAGAGTATGTTGAAGCATATCTTGGTCTGGTAGATGCAGCTCAACCTCAGACTAATCGTGGTCTTGCTGCTGGTCCTCGTGGTGAAACTACTGGTGCTCGCGACTTCGTTAAGGCAATAGAGTTCGATATCCTGCGTCATTTTATGACTGATAAAACTTCTACTCTATACGAAGACGACACTAGTGACTCTCAGCACATTGAACATATCCGTGCTACACATGCAGCAGGTCAAGTTAAAGACGAGACTCGTGGTGTAGTGTGGCGTCGTGGCGCAGTTGAAGAAGCTGGTCTGGAATATGGTAACTGGTTCGATCAGTGGGTCACTCAAATGTGTACTCTATCTAAAGAAGTTCAGTTGGAACGTACAAAGGAAATTTATGAAAAATTTATTTCAGACACTTCTTATGCTGCCGCAGTCAACTCTGGAGTTGCGGGTTTCTATGATCGCTATCCTCGGTTTCCGTATGGTCGCGTAACATCTTACTCTGCGGCGAATATCAAGTGGGAACTGGCATTTCCTTACCTGAAGCGATTGAATGGATACTTCCGCGATTTGGTTCCTGGAAAGTATGCTGCACAGAAACGTGCTGCAGATAAGTTAGATCCTCGTTTTCTAGTTCCTGACAGCGTATTCACTACGATCACAGTCAATAAGAACTTTCGTACTGCGGCACACCGTGATGCTGGTGATCTGTCTGAGGGGTTCTCAAACCTCGCCGCTCTGACTGGTCCTGATGGTAAAGGATGGACTGGTGCATACTTGACATTCCCAGAGTATCGTGTCGCAGTTAATGTTCGTCCAGGAGATCTGCTCTTGGTAAACAACCACGAAGGTATCCACGGCAACTCTGCGATCACATCACCCATCGAGGAATCTGACCGTTGCACATTGGTATGTTATTTCCGTGAGAACATGATGGAGTTAGGTTCGTGGGAATATGAGAACACTCGTAAAGACTTTGTCGAGTCTCGTAGATTGAACAAAGAACATGCCGACTGGCGTGCTGGTTGGAATGGTGTGTCTCCTGGAATGTGGACATCCCGTGAATGGTATGACTTCTGTACCGAAAAGGGTGGATCTGACATGCTTAATAAGTATCATCCAGAAGCGAATGCAGTTGCGTCATCACTTGAGGACTTTTTCTAATGATCATAATTATCCCCACTCACATGCGTGAGCAGAACCAGAAGTGTTACAACAACATGCCGCAGTTCGTTAAGAACATGACTGTACTTGCGGCACGTTCTGATCGAGTCGCAGAATTAACTAAATATAATCCATCAGCATGTATTATTGATATCGGTGAAACTGATGGTATCGCAGATGTGCGCCAACGTGTTGTAGACTACGCTAAGGATGAAAAGGTTCTTATTGTAGACGACAGTTGCGTATTCATGCAACGTGATTCTGACCTGAAGTTATCTGAAATCACAGAAGAAGGTTGGAAAGAAATGCTCAACATGGTTGAGACAATGTTGGATGATTATCCTTGGGTAGGTATCAGCGACCGAGGTGGGAACAATCGAGTTCCAGAGGACTTTAAAGAAGTGGCCCGTTCGTACTCTTGTTATGGTATCAATCCCGTCACTATGCGACAACATGGTGTACGCTTTGACGGAATGTATCAAAAGAATAAAGAAATTAAGTTGTATGAAGATTTCTATGCGACTCTCGCACTACTTACAAAGGGAGTAAAGAATGCCGTTATTTTCAAATATGCTTTTAATCATCCTCATGGTAAGCCTGGCGGCAACTCGGTGTTCCGAACAACCGATTTACAAAGAAAATGTTTGGAAGCACTCGCATCAGAGTTCCCTGGTTATGTTAAACTGGTAAAGAAGGAAGATCCTTCATGGGTTACTGGTAAAGGTGATAAGTTTAGATGGGAAGCGATTATATCATGGTCTGAAGCATTTAAGAGTGGAGGTAACTCCTTGGAGGACTTCTTTTAATAAATATAGTATTAGGAGGAATTTGAATGGCTAACTTATCCGGTGGTGCATATATAACATTCGCCAAACCATATCTCAACAAAGTAGCAGATATAATTAAAGATCGTAATAATTTGATATTCGAAGGCGGTGATCATGAAATGGTCACCATGTCTAAAGAAATCAAAGCGTTCTTGGATGCCGTTAAAAAACAGAATGAGAACGCTATTAATTCTGCTCTAATGGAAGGTAATTCTTACCGTGAAATATTCAATGGTAAGAAGTGGACTCAGATCGATAAGAGTCAGTTCACTGGTAAAGGTGGAGATAGTATAGGTGCTCCGGACGCAAAGTCTACTGCTATGCAAGAAGTTGCATCTATGTTTGCAATTCAAAAGGGTATTGAAGCGAATGGTTATAGTGACCAGACACGTTTCTACAAATTGTTTCGTGAAGAGATGATTGAGATATATCCAGACATGAACGAAGAATGGGAAAATACATTTTTCCAACAGCAAGTAACTACAGTTCGTGAGTTGGGTAAGAGTAAATTTACTGAGTACTCACGTGACGACGGTTTCATGGAATGGATATCTGAATTCGTTAAGAATAAATATAATATTGTCAAGAAAGACAGTTGGAATCCTGCGGATATTTGGTTGGTTAATGATATGGCTGCGGTTAAGAAAACCCTACAAAAGAAAATAATTGATGATGTAACTACTCTACAAGAGTTCAACGCAATTCTACGTGATATGTGGTATGAGAAAAGGGTTATCGGTATCTCTTTGAAGAAGATGTCTGGTAAAGTTGCAAAATGGGAATTGGTCAACTTAAAAGATATGGATTTATTTGATAACAATGAGTATCAGTTCACTGTAGATAATATTATATGCGACCTCTCTTTAAAGAGTAAAGGTGAATTCAAGAGTTCTGATACCAAGATCAAGATAATGTCCAAGGAGCAGACTATTAATTTTCAGATTCGACAGAACAGTACTGGCTTTAACAACTTGAAGATTGAGGGTACTGATATTAGTGCAACTGGCGCTCGGCTAGGTAAGGCTCCACTAGATATGGTTGCGAAAGTATTCGATTCATTCAATTTGAAGTTTGATAATAAGAATCAGAACTTCCCTACTACGGCTTCAGATTTTAAAGAAGAATTTGATAAGAAGTGGAAACCTCTATTTAACTCTATTAAGAAATATACTAACATCGCTAGTGCAGATATATTCAAATCTAATCTGATTGCTGTATACAGTAGTAAACGTCCAGACTACGCCCATACCAAATTAATGCAGATGAAACTTATCGCAGAGATACTCAAATTGGATGCTAAAAAACAGAACAACTTGCTAACTAATCTTGCGTTTGTTGCACAGAAGAAGGGGGCGGTATTCGGGCCGTTCGGTAAACTATATTAAAACTTGCATTATTACCAAAATTGTGGTATAATAGTTAATATGTTTAACATTAAGACTAGTTGAGATGACAATAGTTGGATAAACACTTGCAATTATAGCAAATTTGTGGTATAATAATTATATTATGTATTCGTTAACTTTATTCAATTCATTATTTGATAACAAAACAGACAAACAAGCGCACCTTAAAACGTGGGATGAGTTTGAAGGTATGTTATATACCTTATCTAAAAAGCCAGGATATAAAGCAAAGAAATATGAAAATAAAAAGTCATCTCCTTTGGTTTCCCCAGCAATATATGCGGAAAATACAACTCGTTCAAATAAGAATGTATTGTATTGGGGTTCTTGGGCTGCGGTTGATGTTGATGAACATATATTTCAAGGTAATCTTGAAGATGAACTGAAATTACGATTTGGAGCATGGTACTATGTCTGTTATAGTACTGCCAGTTCTACAATCGAAAAACCTAAATTCAGATTAGTATTTCCCCTTACTGAAAATATCCCTGCTGAAAAGATAAGGCATTTTTGGTATGCACTTAATACTGAACTCAATTCTATAGGTGACAGACAAACCAAAGACTTGAGTAGGATGTATTACATTCCTGCCGTATATCCAAATGCGAATAATTTTATATTTACAAACCGTGGCTATTTTATTGATCCTAATACCATTATGGCCAATCATAATTTTGTTGACACAGTTGTGCAAGGTAATAGTTTCTTTGACAGATTACCAGAAGATCTTCAGAAAAAAGTTATAGACCATCGGAAAAATCAAATAAACAATACTAGTTATACATGGAAGTCTTACAGGGATTGCCCATTTATTAATAGGAAATTAGTTTCTGAATATAATACGATATCCGAAACTGGATGGTATGCTAAGATGTATCAACTAATGGTATCAATAGCGATGAACGCTATTAAAAAGAATTATCCAATTACTGCATTGGAAGTAGCAGAACTTTGCGGTGAGTTGGATCGTGATAATGGAAATTGGTATGAGAACAGGCCATTGAAACTTGAAAGCGAAAGAGCGATAGAATATGCTTACAGAAATATCTAATGTATCTGGTAATAACAAATTTGAATATAAGTACATGTCCAAGTGGGATGAAAGATATTTCAACCTTGCTAAAGAAGTTTCTGGGTGGAGTAAAGATCCATCTAAAAAAATTGGTGCAGTTATTGTTGGTTTCTACGGTCAAATACTATCACAGGGTTACAACGGATTCCCTCGTGGTATACTAGATTCGGAAGAACGTTATAACGATAGACCAACAAAATACCAATATGTTGTTCATGCTGAAATGAACGCAATCTACAATGCGACACTCAATGGTATTAAATGTCAAGGGTCTGAGTTATATATTTGGGGGTTACCAGTTTGCGGCGAATGTGCTAAAGGTATTATACAAGTCGGTATATCGAGAGTTAATGTACATAAGAGGTCTTTGAAGATTAATCCTAAATGGGATGAAATATTTGAATTCAGTAAGTCTATGTTCGAAGAGAGTGGTGTTAAGTTGATAATACATGAAGATTAATTTAATCATTCCAGCGGCTGGTCAAGCAACTAGACTACGACCATTATCTAACAACCAATCTAAAGCGATGGTTCGGGTTAATGGTAAACCTTGTATAGATTTCATTCTGGAAAAGTGTTTAGAAAAACATGAACTTGAAGAAGTTGTAATTATAGATGGTACTTTAAATGACATTAGGGAATATGTTTCCAGGAGATGGAATCATATAAACATATCGTTTGTTAAACAAAAAGTTTTAATCGGGCCCCGTAATGCTATTCAAATAGGGGCCCATATATTAAAAGATTTATCTATACCAAGTGTTGTTTGGTTGGGAGATTCGATCATACTAGAAGACAACCTCCCTTTGGGTGAAGATTTCTTATTAACTAAAATCGTATCAGATCATAACAATTGGTGTATGTGGGATCAGATTGAGAACAAGTTCTATGATAAACCTACTCATACTATTCCAATGGCATCTGCATTAGTTGGGATGTATTCTTTTTCAGATAGTGTTCGTATGCTTTCTGCATTAGATTCAACAGTTGATGAATATGATATCTCTGCTATTTTAATTAAGTATGGTAGTAAATTTAATAATATTTCTACGGAAAAATGGTATGATATCGGACAGGTGAGTTCGTATTATAAAACATGTGCATCACTACTTTCATTGAAGTGCCGAGCATTTAATAGTATTACATATGATTCAGAATTAAATCTAATTAATAAACAACCTGATTATCATAATACCAATGCAATAGAAACCATTGAGTCTGAAAAATCATGGTATCGTGGGTTAGACTGGAAACAACAATTGTTTGTTCCAAGATTCATTGATAACGGAAATGGGTTAACCTTATCGTATGAACCAGGACTTTTGTTATCTGACTTATTGATGTATGAAGATATGCCGGCATCAACTTGGGAATATATAATAGATAAGATATTTCACATCATACGTACATACTTCCACAATCAACCTTGGCCAACCCCACAACTAAGCGAAAGCATATATTCATTTAGTGAAAACTGTCAAATGATATGGATTGATAAAACTATAGATAGATTAAAGTCGACCAAATTTTCTAAAGAAATTGTTGAACAAATTACCAATTACGCACATGAGATTTATCGTAAGTCTATTCCAGTAGCATGTATGCATGGAGACCTACACTTTGGTAATATTCTATATAATGCTCAGAATGACAAACTTGCATTTATAGACCCTAGAGGTAAATATGGTTCTATAAATGGAAATGTTGGGGATAATACATATGATTGGGCTAAACTCGCTCAGGAGTTGGTATTCGGATACAATCATTTAGTTTCAAATATCCCATATACTAATCGTGATAAAATAATTGATATATTTAAACGTATGTGTAAAAAATATGATGTAGACTATGACTTAGTAGTAAAAGGTGGATTGGTATTACTTGCAACTTGTATCCCACTGCATTCAGATAATACTATGCGACAAAAAAGATTTAAGGAGAAGGTAGATGAATACTTCAACAATTGTATTTGATTTAGACGATACTATCTGTTTTCCTAATCATAATGAAACAGATACATATAAAAAATATGGTCTAGCATTACCCAATGTTCCTGTGATTGAGGGTATGCGAAAACTTAGTGATGCTGGATACTTTATCACTATTCTATCCAGTCGTCGTATGTTAACACACGATGGTAATCTTGCGAAGATCATTATGGATGTCGCAGAAATCACAGAGGAATGGTTGGCTAACCACAAGGTTCCGTACGATGAGATCAAGTATGGTAAACCTTACTCATCAACTTATTACGTAGACGATAAAGCAATGACGCCAGAAATGTTTTGCCAAAAAGTCAATTTTATGGTATAATGAATGTTATTCTAGGAGAATTATATAATGTCACTACTTCAAAAACTTAAAAAGAACTCAAAGATCGATTTTACATCCGAACTTGATAAATCAATGTTCTTTGCCGAAAAAGATCAAATATCCACGTCAGTCCCCATGATCAATGTAGCACTTAGTGGAAAACTTGATGGGGGTCTTACAAGTGGTTTAACTGTACTCGCTGGGCCATCTAAACACTTTAAGACTGCATTTGCTTTGTTAATGGCTAAAGCATACTTGGACAAATACGAAGATGGAGTTATTCTATTTTATGACTCTGAGTTTGGTACACCTCAGAATTATTTTACTGCATTTGGTATTGATACATCTCGTGTGTTGCATACACCTATTACAGATGTAGAACAATTAAAGTTTGACATTGTTAATCAGTTGGAAGTTATTGAACGTGAAGAACATGTGATGATAATCATTGATTCTGTTGGTAATCTTGCTTCCAAGAAAGAACTTGAAGATGCTAAGAATGAGAAATCTGTTGCAGATATGTCTCGTGCAAAAGCATTGAAAGGTTTGTTCAGAATGATTACACCTTATCTTACTATGAAAGATATTCCATTGGTAGTAGTTAATCACACCTATATGGAAATTGGGATGTTTCCCAAAGCAATCGTGTCTGGCGGTACAGGAATTTATTATTCGGCGGACAACATCTGGATTATCGGTCGTCAACAAGACAAGGTCGGAACGGAGATTCAAGGATATCATTTTATTATTAACGTTGAGAAATCACGTTATGTTAAAGAAAAATCTAAGATCCCAGTTTCAGTATCTTATGATGGTGGAATACAAAAGTACTCTGGACTACTTGAGATCGCTGTTAAAACTGGATATGTTATTAAACCGTCTAATGGTTGGTATCAATTAATTGATAAAGAAACTGGTGAGTTGATTGGTGGTAAGGTACGTGAGAAAGAAACTCAAGGTGGTGCGTTCTGGGAATCTATGATGAAAGATCCAGGTTTTAACAAAGCAGTATCAGACCTATATGTTATTGGTACACGATCAATGTTTAACGATGACAATCCGATTACCATACCAGATGAGGTAATGCTTGGAGAAGACTCTGATGAATAATGATGATTATATTTTTATGGAAAACCCAATGTCTGAAAATTGGGCAGTTCGTTTACTAACTGGTGAATGGAAAGATGTTTTATATGTGTATGGTAAGATTGGATTACAAGAGCTTCATAATGCGGATAGTGCTGTATTGACATTTAATTATTCTATACTTGAAACTGCTGATTTTTCTGAAGATGCATTAAAATATAGCGAAGACTTTAATAATCATGTTGGTGATGTGTTATCACATATATTAGATGATTCTATCCAAAATAATAAATTCAGAATAGGTAAAAATGAACGAACAGATGCAAATAACGGTTTTAAAGAACTTATTAAATAATGAAGAATATGTAAGAAGGGTATCACCTTTCTTACAAACAGAATATTTTGATGGTGAAAATAAAACAGTATTTAAATATATCTATGAACATATACATAAGTATAATGTAAGGCCAAGTAAAGAATCGTTACAGATTGATATTCAAAATGCAGATCGTGTTTCCCAAGAAGCACTAGAAGTTGTAAATGTGATATCCCGTGACTATCAGAAGTTAGATGATAAGTGGTTGTATGATACTACTGAAAAATGGTGTCGTGATCGAGCAATCTATTTGGCTATCATGGAATCTATTCAGATAATAGATGGTAAGAGCAAAGACCTAACACCAAATGCTATTCCTCAAATATTATCTGGTGCTTTGTCTATATCATTTGACCCTAACATTGGGCATGATTATATTAACAGTGCTGAAAGTCGTTATGACTTTTATCATAGAGTTGAAGAACGTATTTCATTTGGGTTAGAATACTTTGATAAGATAACAAAAGGTGGGTTACCTCGTAAGACATTGAATATCTGTCTTGCTGGCACTGGTGTTGGAAAATCTTTGTTCATGTGTTCTGTTGGTGCGAATATGCTCACTCAGGGTAAGAATGTACTATATATAACTATGGAAATGGCTGAGGAACGGATCGCTGAACGTATTGATGCAAACTTAATGAATGTTGCAATTGATCAGTTAGAAAATCTTCCAAGAGAATTGTTTGAAAATAAGATAAGTAAGATTGCTCAAAAGACTGATGGTAAATTCATTGTAAAAGAGTATCCTACTGGTTCTGCTCATGCTGGTCATTTTCGTGCATTATTAAATGACTTGCGTTTAAAGAAGAATTTTAAACCAGACATTATCTTTATCGATTACCTAAACATTTGTGCATCTTCACGGATGAAGGGGCTCGGTGGGGCAGTGAATACTTATTCATACATTAAAGCTATTGCGGAGGAATTACGTGGACTTGCTGTTGAATTCGATGTACCGATCGTATCGGCGACTCAGACGACTAGGTCTGGTTTTTCAAATACTGATGTTGGTTTGGAAGACACATCTGAAAGTTTTGGTTTACCGGCGACGGCAGACTTAATGTTTGCTTTAATATCGAGTGAAGAACTTGAGAAACTAGGTCAATTAATGGTAAAACAATTAAAGAATAGGTACAATGATCCTACTTCAAATAAACGATTTATTGTAGGAGTCGATCGTGCTAAAATGAAATTGTTTGATGTAGAACAATCTGCACAGACTTTAATTCAAGGTGCGGCTCAAGATCCAATACCTGATAAACCACTTAATACTTTTGGGTCACGAGAACGTAAAGACTTTTCAGGATTTAAAGTATGATTGCAGAATTAAGAGCACTGAGTATATTCTACTCAGACCCGAATAAAGGTATAGATAGACATGCGACAGTAAAAGTGTCTGGAGATTTCGACTACATAGTTGATATGTACTATGAAAAAAACTTAATACATTCTCAGGTTATCAATGACCATACACTTTGTTATGCCGAGGATTGTGCCGAGAACTGGGTAATAGGAGTAATTAAATGATGACCACCGAAGAACAAACTGATAAAATTGAGCATATGACTTTCGCCGAGCGATACCATCAGAAAAAACTGATCAAGAAGGTTAAGAAGAAGGCTCGTAAAGAGTTGGAGACCCAAGGAATACAACATGGTCAGGCCACAAAAATGGTTAACCAAGCCGTACGAAACATCGTTAATGATAACAAGCCACCAAAACGATCTACAGGGAGAGGGAGATAATGGAAATGGCCTTTGCAGTTACATGTGCAGAGTGTTAAATAGGTCAATTTATCCATAAAAGTGGTATAAGGAAAATAATTTATGCGGGTGAAGTTAATTAGTTATAGTAAACCGTCTGCAGAAATGTACGGTGAGGGTTTGATGGATATTCAAGATCTTGTGGCGTTCTGTGCTAGGGTTTCTAATCCATCTAATCAGATGAATAATGAAACATCTGAAAAACTTATTAAATATTTAATAAAACATAAGCACTTTTCACCATTAGAAATGGTATCTGCTTGTATTGAGATTGAAACGACAAGGGATATTGCACGACAAATTCTTAGACATAGATCATTTTCATTCCAAGAGTTTTCCCAACGATATGCTGATCCTACTACTGATCTTGCTTTTGTAACTCGTGATGCAAGATTACAGGATCCTAAGAATAGACAAAACTCTATTCTTAATGAAGATAGAGAGTTGTGTGCCGAATGGGATAGGAGACAGAAAGAGTTGATTGATTTAGTTAAAGAGAATTATGATTGGGCAATTAGTAATGGTATTGCCAAGGAACAAGCAAGAGCAATTCTTCCTGAAGGTAATACAGTTTCTAGAATGTATATGAATGGCACGATCAGGAGTTGGTTACATTATATAGAATTACGATGTGCCAACGGTACACAATTAGAACATCAAGAAGTTGCCATTGCTTGTGCTGAAGCAATCACAAAAATCTTTCCAATGAATATTACAATAATTTAACATTTAATTTAAGTGTTGTGAAAATACAACATTTAAAAAATATATCTTTACATATACCAATAGTTATGTTATAATAGTCGGACGATTAAAGGAAAATAATAATATGATAAAACTGAATAGTAATGGATATGTAAACAGTATTGGTCATAAAAAGATTATTGCGGCTGCTAACCACTTTATCGGGTTGCTACTGTCCAAAACAGTCGCTAAAAATACAGAGGTGGTCATAAGTTTAAAGAAATTACCTAAAGAATTTAATGGATTTTGCCAAATTAACGACAAAGAACCTAATCCATACAATCCCAAATCGTTTTTAATAGAAATCAATGGTCTTATTAACATTGTAGACATGATTAAAACCCTCTCCCACGAGTTTGTACATCTACGCCAGTTTAGAACTAAGGAACTCGGTTATAGGGACTCTTATACGACGTTTAGGGGAGTTGCTTACAGGGCAAACTTACCTTACCATCAACATCCTTGGGAAAAAGAAGCATATAAGTTAGAAAAATCCCTCCTAAAATCATACCTAAAAACTGTTGTTTAAATACCACAGAATAATAACCCTAAAGTTGCAAAGGTTATTATTTTGTGGTATACTATGTGTACAAAGTTTATTAAAAACTAATTATGAAAGAATTTAAATTGAAATATACAGTTGAACAGTTATTGTTAATGATTAAAGATGGTGCTATAGATATGGATGATGCAGTTTTAATTTTGGTAGAATCTGATCCAACTATTAAATATCATACTGCCCTTGAAATGTTTAATTTAAGTTGAATTAAATTAAACATTAACTTATAGTAACTCTAATATATTATGAATACAAAAACATCATTCGATTTAATGGTAGAATACCTAATTAAACCCAGCATATTTCTAACAAAGACGCAAGTCCAAAATATTAGATTAATCCAAAAGAATATAAAACAAATTAAAGAAATTAGGAAAATTCGATTTTAAAATGGATACTCAATTAAATATAAGCAAAGCCCAAGTTGAACAACTTGCAAAAATATCTACTTATTTTAAAGAGATAGATACTTTCACATTACAAATTCAAGATGGTAAAATTAAAGTCGGGTTTGATTTATCTGATTATATACCTAAATTTGATATTGCTAAATCAAAATCCAAAGATTCTCTAAGCTATGTACCATATAACGAAGACTTGCTTAATTATGTTAGAGGTGGTAAGATATGAACGAACGCCTTAGAGAACTTGCTATTGGGGCTGGTATAATTTCTGCTGAATATAACGGGTTTGACCAGACTCGCTTGTCAATGTCACAGCAAAAGTTCGCCGAGTTGATTGTAGAGGGATGTGCAAAAATAGCGGATAGGCCACACCCTTTAATTGGAACTCAAATTGGTAACCAAATTAGAACACATTTTGGAGTTAAAGAATGACCGAAGATATCGAATCGCCATTGGATTGGGAAGACAACAAAGATGGAACCTTTAGTATAACTAAAAAAGAGGTTACGGAAAAACAATGGGTATTAGTTGAATGTGTGAGCCAATTCCGTCAACGTTACATGGTTGAAGTACCAGTTGGTACAGATCAATTTGGGAAAGACAATAGCGAATGGGCCTTGGATACTGTAACTATGAACGAAGCTAAAGAATTCAGCCAGGAGCATTTGGGTGAAACCATTGTATCACATCGTGTTATATCCCAAGCAGATGCATTGGCATTGTGCGATGTAGATAATGCGTATGTTGCAGAATGGACTGAAGAACAGAAACTAGATACTTTCTTCACACGTGAAGGAGAGAAAGTTGATAATGAATGATGAATCAAGACAAAGAGTTGATTGTGGCAGAATGTCTGAAGAAGGTGGAAGAAGAATATAAGCCTGTGCTAGAGGATAAAGAAATGATGAAGGGCACACATTGGGATGGTTATGTTCAATGTGGTGTTGATAGTTATGTAGCGATTAGAGAACATTTTTTCGGAGTTGAAGAATGAACCTACGTATTAAACAATTTGAAAAAAATTCTGGGCTTGAAATATATGGTCTAGGACAAGATAGAGTTAAGTGGAAATCGGTTGTAGAAAAGTTCGCTGAGTTGATTGTTAAGGAATGTATGACTAATTTGTATCTAAATGGGTATGACGATGCCATGATACAGATTCAAAAACATTTTGGAGTAGAAGAATGAACAAACAAATTAAAAGTATGAACGAAATAATTGACGAGTGGCGTATTACAGAACAGACAGAGCTAGAAGTTTGTGTTAAAGAGTTCTTTGAAAAGTATTTAAACCGAACTGAGGAGAGTGATGGTGGTAAGATATTCCACCCAATTACTATTAGCTGTTGTCGAGCACTTATGCTGCAACCACTG